CAATCTAAAATCACCCGCAGTATTAACAGCTGTTGCCGTATAATCATTTATATCCTCTTGATCAGAAAATCTTATAAACATATCATCTTGTGTTGTTGTATCTCCAATAGTTGTTTCTGTTCCAAGGTGAATTAAGTGACGTGTGGTTGGTGATACTAGTGTAACTCTTGTTGCAGTTGGATTACTTCCTGTTGCAAAACCAGATGTTGTTGTCGATGCTCTTGTAGTTAACGGTGTTGCAGCTCCTGCATTCCATGTAAATGTTTTACCGTTTGCAATTGTTGCAATCAATACTTGACCAAAATTATCAAGACTCCAAAGACCAGGTTCTAGAACTACGGTTGATGCACTCACAGCACTACCAAATCCAGAAAAGTTTGTAGCATTTGTTACAGTGCTTCCATCACTATGTGCTTGTCCATTTGATGTACCAGCAGTTGCCGTGCCTAAAGCACCTCTAGTAATACCAGTTAAATCATTTGAACTTATTCCTGTATATGTAATTAATTCGTTACCAACAGCAATTGTTCCAGCAGTTGGAAAACCAGATGTTGATGTTAAAGTTATTGCTGTACCAGATCCACCTGTACCAGCAGTGTCAGCAAGTAAAGCTCCGTTCAAAGTTGTTGTAGTAACACCCGATACTGTTCCACCATAATTACCAATACCAAAACCATAGCCATAAGATTGTGCAGCAGGACCAACTTTCTCATAAGGTATAACATCACAAGATCCCCCTGAACCTGAACTCGATGTTTGTTGTGTTCCTGTTACAATTGCAATCTTTGAAGACGTAACCCTTGTGACTTGAAATAATTTATCTTCAAATGCAGCGTTAGTTAAACCCACTCCTGTCGGTACAGTTACATTATCTAATAATATTATATCTCCAGATTCTAAATTATGGTCTGATGTAAAAGTTAAACTAACTTCAAAAGTTGCATCTAAACAAGATATAGCAACAGAACCTATTGTAGATTTTATAGGTGTAATGTCATGAAGTTGTCCTTCAAAATATAAAAGTAAAAACTTATCTGTTCCAAGGGCCACGTACCGGTTACCGTCTAAATCTACAAAAGAGTGTTGTTTTCTAACTACACCTACAATTTTATCTGATACTAAAGAAGACCAGCCGCCTACCTTTTCAGGTAAACCGTATCTAAATCTTACATTATCAGAATCAATCCATCTGTTTTCTGCACCTGCTGTCGTATCTTGTTTATCTATTCCAGGTAGGAAATTGTATTCGATTAGAGCCATGGTCCGTGCTCCTTATGCCGTGTTAGTTTTAAATGCCCAGCCTCTTGTTGCATCTACATACACTAATGTAAAAGCTTGACCATTAGTTGTTAATGTTAAGTTTGATGTACCTGTGTTTATTGGTTGACTGTTTCTATTTACAATTAAGTTGTTAGAATTAAAAGTTCCTCTTGCATCTATAAACGTGACCTCTGAACCAACTGCAGGTGATGCAGGTAAAGTTACCGTAATAGGGTTAGCTGTTGTATTTGCAAGTATCTGATCTCCGTCTACTGCTGTATACGTTGTAATTGTTGAAGAGTTTAAAGTTACATAACCTTTGTTTCTAATTCCAAGACTTACGTTTGTACCATCAGAATAGACTAAGGATGTTGACCCTATTGGCAATACTACACCTGTTCCAGATGTTGTTTTTACTGTAATTGTAAACAAAGAAGATGTACCTCTTGTTGTTGCATCTTCAAATATTATAATTCTTTCAGAACCACTTGGTATGGTTACGTTTCTATTTGCACCTAGTGTGCCTGTAAGTTTGATATATAAATTTTTACCATTTGACGTTGCACCACTATCTAATGCTAGTGCAAGATCACCACTTCCTAATTGTGAAGAAGATAAGTATCCTGAAGATAATTGTTCTAAAATTTGTAGATTTGTATTTGTAATTGATCCCCAAAGACCAGCTTTTTCACCAGTTGTGATTAGTTCTAGTTTTGAGTTAGTTGAAAAACTTGATGCCATAATTCTCCTAGTAAGGGTCTATTGGTGTCCAAACCATTGATGCTCCTGGGTCAACATCATTCCAAGTAATTATACCTGGATCTTTGATATTTAACGTCATCGGCACGCCAGTCGGGTTTACATTAGCCGCAGCTGTAATACTAACACTTCCTGTACCAATGGTCAATTGGTTTCCTGTAACATTAACATTAGCTGCAGCAGTGACTGTTACTGTTCCAGTTCCTAAAGTTAATGGACTTCCTGTAGGAGTAACATTAGCTGCACCACTAATTGTTAGTGATCCAAAGCCAAGTGTTAATGGACTACCAGAAGGTGATACAAGAGCTCCTGATAAGATAGTAGAACTTCCTACACCCAGTGTTAATGCATTACCTGTTACATTAACTGTAACATTAGGATCAAATATTGTGCTCGATATTGGAAGAGCTGATATGGCATTAAAACCGAGCATCTATTACGCTCCTGGATCGATAATGTTATTGCCTTCTATCTTGGCCCATTCTTGTATTGCTTGGTAATCTGTGTTGCCTTCTTTTAACGGAACTTGAAAAGTAATTTCATTTTCTACAACTAGATAATTAATAAAATTACCTTCTCTATCATAAAATTTTGTAACTGATGTAAAATCTCTATTCATAATTATAACTCCGCACTCGCTGTTATATGACATTTAATACTAGCAGTAGAACTTATTGATGTATTGTTTGCTGCTACATGAACCATTTTTTCACTTATTTTAAAAGTATTCATACTTTTATCTACGTTACCATCTGTAGTACCACTTCCCGTAGCTCCAGTATTTGGATTATATATAACTATAGTCGGAGCATCCCTCATTGAAGAAGAATAATAAATTATAAAACCAAAATAACTATTTGTGGCTGGAGCAAATACTTGTGGAACATCATTATTTGATTGAGTTCCTGGTGCAGTTCCAACATCGTAAGTGGTGTAGAAATATCTTTGACATCTTTTTAAATTTACATCTGTTGGCAAGAACTCAAAGTCGCTGGCTTGTGAGCCTACCTCAAGTTGGATTCCTGTCCATTGTATAGCTCCATTAGCACTTGCAACAACATTAACTTGACCTATTGCTCTATTTGCATCTGTAACGCTATTCCAAGTGGTATTTAAAGTACCAGATGTAAAATTTGATCCAGCAGTAAAATATAAATTTATATTCATTGAATTAGCATTATCATTATCTAGTGTTCCTGATGTATCCGCTGGGAAAGTTATTGTTTTGTATTCCCAAGTATTTGCAGAACTTATTGTATATGCTTTAGAAACTTGTCTTGTATTGTCTTCATCAAAAAGTTCAGCAATGTATGTTCCTGTAACTGTTGATTTAACATGAAACGAAAGTGTTAGTTGTTCAGCGGAAGATGTTCCTTTTTTTATATACTGTAAATTTTGACCTTCAATTTTATGCTGTAAAAAATTTCTATCTCCAGCACTTGGACTAGCACCAGAACCAGCTTCTAAAAATTTTAATGATTTAACAAAACCAGAACCAGTTGGAGCATCTGTTTCTTGAGACATTGTAATAGTTCCAGCTCCTCTAAAAATTTTCCATCTATCGCAAGTGTGATAGCCACTAGAAACATTAGTAGATGAGGTTCCACGTTGTGCAATACTCATATCTCCGTTCTGGCAGATATTCCTAAAATTAACGCCTCTGACATCTGCGATTGCTGGTTTACCTATTCTAGTTATTGCCATCTATGCTCCTATCAATGCCTTGATCTCTGCATCTGTAAGTCCGAGATCTTTTAATTTTTGTTTGCCTGTTGATGCATCTGTTTCTTTTTGTGCATCTTCATCTTTTAATTCTTGTATTTTTGCGTTTACTTCTGCTTCAGTTGGCATAGTTGCACCATCTTTAATAATCTTAATGTATTGGTATTGCATACGTTGGTCGTTAGGAATTTTATTTCCATTGTCATCTTCTTTTTTCCAACCATACCAGTTGCCACCATTGAAAGTGTGTAGTGCTTCTTGTAAATAATCTTTATCCATTAAACGCTATCTCCTAATCTAATAAAAACAAATGCTGTTTTGTTTACGTCTGTATCTCCTTTAACTCTACTACCAGAACTTAAACTATCAGTAGTAAATTTAACTTTAACATTTGATGTATCAGTTACATTAACAAAACAAGATTTAATACCAGATTGAAAAACAGAATTTGTAGTTCTTGCACCATTTTGAATTTCTGCAACTATATCATAACTACTATTGTTTTGAGTAACTTTAATAATTATATTCATACTAACTTCTTCTGTTCCAGCCGCATTAAATGTTCCTTCTGCTGTAACTTGATAAAGTCCAGTTGATGGAAAAGTAAAAATTCCTGAACTTTCAGACATACCAGTTCCAATTTTTCCAAAAGAAGCATCATCAACTCTTTCTAAATTTGATGTTATATCTGCATTTGTAGCAGTTATATCAGCTGTTAATCTGAACATATCAGCTTCTGTAATTCCAGTGTTAGGTAGGCTACTAGTAAATGTACCAGAACCATTAGAAGTAATTATAGCATTACCGCCACCGT